TGGGAACGTCCTAATCTGGTGTATGTGCGTACCGAGTACCCTGCCAGTGAGTTGACCAGCGGTTACAAAGCAGACAAAGCCAAGAAGACTGTCGGAAAGCACAAGTGGGGTACTCAGGGCGAGTCTCTTATACTCAGCCGCTGGGATAAGCCCATCAATATTGTGCCTTGGGAAGAGGTCGCAGACGACTGGGTGAAGGAGTTTGAGGGTAAAGGCATACACTTCGACATCATCCCACCGAGATTGCTCCCCATCCTTGCCGAGCGTGGCGTTGAGATACTGCCTCCGCACAAGGGCATGGGCAAAGAGTGTAACGATGCCTATGATGCTTTCAAGCGTGGCGAGTATGTCGGCAACATCATCGAGCGTGAGGGAGAAGGCCCGCAGGTGGAATACATCAGTTATGAGGAGAGTTTGAGTCGTAGCAAAGCGGCAGGTTATACCAAGAAGCAGCATGATGCCATGATTGCCCGTCGTTGGAAACAGCGTATCGATGGCACCAAGCACAACGCCGAGAAGATTAACCTTGGCGACCGTGTTGTTGTTGTAGAAAGTGCCGATGAACTGGAGGCAATGGGTGTAAAGGTCGATGAGCGCGACAAGATGAGCAAAGGATGGTATGACATCGACACAGGCAAGATATATGTGATACTCTACAACCATCGTTCGATGGATGATGTGGTGCAGACCCTGTTGCATGAGGGTGTTGGCCACTATGGACTGCGAGAGCTGTTCGGCAAGCACTTTGACGAGTTCCTCGATGTGGTGAATGCCCATGCCGACGAGAGCATCCGTATGGAGATTGCCAAGATAGCGCCGAAGTATGACTGGGATGTCCGCAGGGCCACCGAGGAATATCTTGCCCGACTGGCCGAGGACACCGACTTTGAGCGTCCAGAGGTGCAGAGTTGGTGGAGCAAGATAAAGATGGCTTTCTTCGAAATGCTTCGCAAGGTTGGCTTGAATGTCAAGGATTGGACTGCTACCATTACCGACAACGAGCTTCGGTATGTGTTGTGGCGCAGTTATAAGAACCTGCTTGAACCCGGCATGTACCAGTTTGCAAGCCTTGCAGAAGACACCTTGAAGCAGCATGAGTTGAAGGTAGGCCGTTTTGAGCAGAGTGTTGCGAAACCATCGCAGAAGAAAGAACAAGAGAGATTGATGGCCGCAGAGCCGAACTGGGAGAAACTGCATGAGGAGCATCCAGACACCGTATTCCTGACCAAGGCAGGCAACAACTATGAAGCCGAAGGCGAGGATGCCAAGCGCATAGCAGAGTTAATTGGCATTACTCCCAGCAAAGACGGAACAGTGAGTTTCCATCAACGTGATCTCAACAAGAATCTGTTGCGCATGATTAGTTCTGGTCAACGTGTAGCATTGGTAGATAAGATAGAGCCGAGAGTTGCAGAAGACAGTAGGATGTACCGTGACGGGGACTTCTCGCCGAGGGACAATGCCATAGCGAGAGACTACTATGAGCGGATGGTGTCGCAGAATAGATACCAGGTACAGGAGGCCATGCAGGACTCCATGCTTGGACTGCGTAAGGCCATGCAAGCAATACTGGGTGCTGGAAAGGACTTCAAGATTGAAGAGGTCGCAGGTAACGAGAACGCCTACCTTGCCGAGAACCGCATGAGCAGCACCAATGCCGCAGAGCAGCACAACTACTTTCGTCAGTGGCTGGAACCCCTGTTGAAAGCCGTACATGAGATAGCCGGTAGCAAAGCCGCAGAGCGTGAGGCGTTGACCAACTACATGATGGCAAAGCACGGCTTAGAGCGTAACGAGAAGTTTGCCGAGAGAGACTTTGTTGCCTACCAGCAGCAGTACCCGACAGGTGGCAAGACGTTGGCCGATTTCCGCCAGAATGACTATGCCGGCCTTACCGCCTTGACTGGAGAGCAGGACGTGATGGACGCCGAAGCCGTTGCCCAGCAGATGGTAGCCGACTACGAGACGCAGCACGACACCAGCGAACTGTGGGATGCCGTCAACACCGCCACGAAGGTAACGCTGGCCAAGATGTACCGAGGTGGACTGATGAGCAAGGATAGCTACGAGCATACAAGAGACATGTTCGACTACTATATCCCCTTGCGTGGTTTCGACGAGACCACCAGCGACGAGGTGTATGGCTACCTTACCAGCCGTCAGGGACCGTTGGGCAGCAGCATACTAAAACATGCCGAAGGACGTAGGAGCAAAGCCGATGACCCGATAGCCACCATAGCCATGATGGCCGACCAAGCCATCATGCAAGCCAATCGCAACGAAATGAAGCAGCGCTTCCTCACCTTTGTACAGAACCACCCCAGCGACCTTGTGAGTGTGAGTAAGCTGTGGTTGCAGTATGATGCAGCCGCCGACGAGTGGGTGCCAGTCTTTGCCGACATCGACGAGGGCGACACCGCAGCCGACGTGGCGAGAAAGGTTGAGGCCTTTGAGCAGCGCATGGAGCAGTTGGCCGCTAACGACCCCGACAACTACAAGAGTGGTAAAGAGGCCGCGAGCATACCTTACAGGGTGCTTCCGGGCAATATGAACGAGCATCAGGTGCTTGTGAAGAGAGCCGGAGAGACCTTTGTGCTGACCATCAACGGCAACCCGAGAGCCGCCCAGGCCCTCAACGGACTCACCAACCCCGATGTCAAGACTGGTGGCTTTATCGGTGGCTTTATGAAAGCATCGAGCACAGTCAACCGCTTCTTGAGTTCTGCCTACACGACGAGGACACCCGACTTTGTTGTGAGTAACTTCTTCCGCGACATGCTGTATAGCAACTGTATGGCATGGGTGAAGGACACTCCGAGCTATGCGCTGCGGTTCCATAAGAACTTTGGCAGGTTCAATCCCGTCACCATGCGTGTGTTGTTTGGCAAGTGGGAGACTGGCAAGTTGGATGACAGCAAGCCCATAGAGTACATGTTCAAGCAGTTCATGATGAACGGTGGCGAGACTGGCTACACCAACGTGCGAGACATCGAGGCCCAGAAGCGTAGGATAGTGAAAGAGCTTCGCCGACAGGGCAGCGCACCGAGAAAGGTGCTGCATGTGCTTGGAGAGCAGCTTGACCTTGTCAACCAAGCCGTCGAGAACTGTGCAAGATTTGCCGCCTTCATCACCTCGCAGGAACTTGGCCGCAGCATTGAGCGCAGCATTTACGATGCCAAGGAAGTGAGCGTGAACTTCAACAAGAAAGGCAGTGGCGACAAGATGATGGGAGCCGAAGGACAGACCAAGATAGGCAATGTGGCCGCTTTCCTGAGTGGTGCAGGACGTTGCTTGCAGGTGTTCTGGAATGCTGGAGTGCAAGGCATGACCAACTTCGGACGTGCCGCCAAGCGCAAGCCCGGCAAGTTTGCCGCTGCATCAGCCACCATGTTCACACTTGGCGCCGTGATACCGCTGATAGCGAAAGCCCTTGCCGGTGATGGCGACGACGATGATAAGAACGCATACTACAACCTGCCAGAGTATGTACGCCGCAGCAATATCTGCTTCCGTGTCGGCGATGCCTGGATCACCATACCGTTGCCCATCGAGTTCAGGGCCATCTACGGACTTGGCGAGTTAGGCACAGGCGTAATCACTGGTGAAGAGCATTACAGCGATGGCGAGTTGGCAAGACAGATGGTTGCACAGGTGAGCCAGATACTGCCTTTGGACTTCATGGAAGGACAGGGAGGATTGCATAATCTGTGGCCCAGCTGGGCGAAGCCCATCGTCGAGGCCCACAACAACAAGGGATGGACTGGTCTGCCGATATACAGAGACACCCCATTCAACCAGAGCGACCCTGAGTTTACCAAGGTGTATAAGAGTGCCGACAAGCACATTGTAGCCGCCAGCAAGTGGCTCAATGAGATTACTGGAGGCGATGACTACAAGAAGGGCTGGGCAGACGTGGTGAACCCCGCACAGGTTGAATACGTCCTCAATGGTTACTTCGGTGGTTACTTCAAGGTGCCTAACCAGCTCATTAAGATGACCGAGACGGCAACCGGCAACCGTGAGTTTGAGTGGCGAAACATGATGATTGCCAACCGTCTTATCAAGAGTGGTGACGAGCGTACCGCCCACCGCAAGCTGCAAAACGAGTATTTCAAGTACAAAGAGGAGTATGAGGAGACCAAACGCCTGAAGAAGAAGTACGAGAAAGCAGCCGAGGAAGGAGTTGTAGGATATGCCGAGAAGGTCAATTTCCTCAACAATTCGGAGGAATATGCCCGCTACCTCATCTTCGACGAGTACCGCAAGGAGATTAACGACCTCTACAAACTCCAGAAGGAAGAGACCGACGAGGAGCAGCGCAAGGAATACGAGGCAGAATACTACCAAGTGATGCGTGAGATGGTCGATGCGATGCACGAATATGAGAGGAGCAAAGACAAGTAATTCATAAGATAAAGACGAGATGGTGCGGTGAAGGTGTATCTTTGCCGCGCCATTTTGGGACAAAAGAAAAAATGATATATGGAAACGAAATTGCATAGATTGAGCAGGGTGACGCTCTCGAAGAAGATGGGCGAGCCTGACAGTATCAAGCGAAGTCGTATGGAAAACCCCGATAATAGGGGGCGTGGACAACAAGTACTGCTGGAGGCCCAACGGTACTATGACAACATGTATCAGTTTCGTATGGAGCGCGAGCGAAACAAGCGCTACAACTACGGTGACCAGTGGGGGGATATTGTCTGTGTCGATGGCAAAAAGATGACGGAAGAGGAATATATCAAGTCGCAGGGAAGTGTTCCCTTGAAGACGAACCTCATCCGCAAGCAGGTGAATACTATCATTGGTTTGTTCCTTAGTCAGCAGAACGAGCCGACGTGCATTGCCCGCGACAGAGACGAGCAGCGCCAAGCCGAGACTATGAGCACGGTACTCCAGTACAACATGCAACTTAACCGCATGAAAGAGGTCTATGCCGACTCTATGGAAGAGTACCTGATGAGCGGCCTTATCATGCACAGGAAGTGGTGTGGATGGAGAGATAACAAGGTGGACTGCTGGACTGACTATGTGCAGCCAAACAACATTATTCTCGACAACAACATGCGCGACTTCCGAGGTTGGGATTGCTCTTTTATCGGCGAGATACATGACCTTTCGAGAGAGAGTGTGCTTGAACGCTTTGCCAAAACTCCTGCTGACTATGCACGGCTTGTGAAGATATACGATACTGCCATGAGTTTTGGATGGAACGTCTATTCATGGGAGCAATTCGGTTACGGCAGAGGTCATGCAAACATTGACTTTCTCATGCCAAGCGATGCGAGTAGATGCCGTGTTATCGAGGTGTGGCGCAAGGAGAGCAAGCCGCGTTACCGCTGCCACGACTATAACAGTGGTGAAATATTTAAGATAGACATCAAAGACCTCGACACGATTGTAATAGCCGAGAACAATCGCCGTTGGGCACAGGCGCAAGCCGCCGGCATCCCTTACGAAGAAGTTCCATTCATTAAGGCCGAGTGGTTCATGGACTCGTATTGGTACTATTACTTCCTCTCGCCAATGGGCGATATTCTTGAAGAGGGAGAAACCCCATACGAGCACAAGAGCCATCCCTACGTGTTCAAGGCATATCCTTTCATCGATGGCGAGATACATTCGTTTGTAAACGATGTTATCGACCAGCAGAGGTATGTAAACCGACTGTACACCCTCTACGACTGGATAATGAGAGCCAGTGCCAAGGGTGTCTTGATGGTGCCAGAGGAGTGCTTGAAGGGTCACGACCCCAGCGAGTTCACCGAGAACTGGGCCAAGTTCAATGGCGTCATATTCTATACTGCCAGCAACAAGGGCGTGAAGCCAGAGCAGGTTGCCAACAACTCCACCAACATAGGCATCCACGAACTGTTGAGCTTGCAGTTGAAGATGATGGAAGATGTCACTGGTGTCAATTCCTCGTTGCAGGGCAAGGCCGAGTATGCCGGCATGAGTGCCGCCATGTTCAACATGCAGACGCAGAACGCCACGACGAGTTTGCGCCGCATCCTCGACAGCTTCCAGGACTTCATTTTGGATGCTGCCTACAAGGATGTCAAGAATATCCAACAGTTCTACGACCAGAAGCGCACATTCAACATCGCCGGACGTGCCAGTGCGCAGGTCATCTACGACCCCGCGAAGATACGCGACGTGGAATTTGACCTCAGCATTGTTCCCAGCCAGACATCGCCAGTGTACAGAGCCATGGCCAACGAGTTCCTCATGGAACTGTTCAAAGCCAATGCCATCAGCGTGGAGCAGTTGTTACAGTCTGGCGACTTCCCATTCGCCGACGAGTTGTTGCAGAACCTCCAGAGCCAGAAAGAGCAGATGGAGAAAGGCCAGATGCCCGATGGCGTATCGCCCGAACTTCTCCAGCAGGCGCAGCAGGGAGCCAACCCGAAGGCCATGCAGATGTTGCAGCAGGCCGCGAGTTATCCCGTGCGGGCCGCTGCCTAAGTCTCGCGGCCTAAAGACCGCGACCTTCGACCACCAACACAGAGTACATGGGAACGAAAGACGACATAGAATCACAAGTGTTGAAACTGCAAAAAGAGAACGACCGACGGCGGGCCGTTCTCTTTAGCACATTCAATCCCATCACCGGCGAGGGCAGTGTAGGCGAGCGAGTGAAGTTCACACTATCCGACTACCCGATAGCAACACAATGGTTGCCAGTCGAAATGATGGAAGAGCCTTTTGTGAAAGAGTTGCAGGAGGCCGGGAGTGTTCATGCGTTGGTGAAGAAGGTAATCATTGGCAGCAGCATCGAAGAAATCTATGAGGAGGCGTACAACAAGATAGTAGAGCAGTTTGTGCGCATCCGCATCAAGTACGACTTCCCCTTCTGGGCCGCATCTTTCGTCTATATCAAGCGCAAGGGTGGTGGCAAGGATATGCTCTTCCGCCTGAACAGACCGCAGCGCCGACTGGTAGAGCGATTTGAGAAGAAGCGGAAGGCAGGAAAGCCCATCCGACTCATTATCCTGAAAGCCCGACAGTGGGGTGGCTCGACATGTACGCAGTTGTACATGGCATGGCTGCAGTTGGTACACATGGAAGGTTTGAACTCGTTGATTATAGCCCACCAGTCGGCTGGTTCGGACGAAATCAACGACATGTTCAAGCGCATGATCGACAGCTACCCTGTCGAGTTGCTGCATGAAATGGGCGATGTCTATTCGGAGAAAGAGCCTAAGTATGTAGGTGTGGGTGTATCGGGCATCATCCACCGAGTACCGCAGCGTAACTTCAAGATAAAGATAGGCACTGCCATACACCCAAAGACCTGTCTGGGTGGTGACTACAACCTCGTTCACCTCTCCGAGACCGCCAAATGGCGAGAGACCGAAGGCACAAAACCCGAGGAGGTTGTAGCCAATGCCACGGCAGGTATTCCGCTGGCGGCGAACACGATGATAGTGTATGAGAGTACCGCCGACGGTGTAGGCAACTACTTCCACAAGGAGTATCTGGCGGCGCGAGGCGGCAACTCGCAGAACGATTACATCTTTGTTCCGTGGTTCGAGATTGAACTGTATGAGCTGGCGTTTGAGAACAAACGAGAGTTGCTTTCCTTTGCTCGTTGGCTGTATGAGAACAGGAATAGGACAGAGGTCAGTTCCAACCGTGAAGAGCCTGGCACCTATCTGTGGCATCTTTGGGAGATTGGAGCGACCCTTGAAGCCATCCATTGGTATGTGGAGGAGCGCAAGAAATTCTCGTCGCACGGCGATATGGCATACATGTACCCGAGCGACGACATTGAGGCGTTCATCTTCTCCGGCCGCAAGGTGTTCCACCATGAGGACGTGGAGAAGTTTAGAGGTGGGTGCAGACCTCCGAGGATGCGAGGCGAGATATACGGCAAGGCAGACGAAGGCGAAGAGGCTCTGGAGGGGCTGCGG